GCAAACGTATTCGGAGTTGTTTTACAAAGAGCTGATTAGCTGTGCGAGAAACAAAAAGGTGGCGGTAACAATTGCAGATTGGAATCTTGAGGAGATGAAATGAGGGTAGCAGTCATCACGCCGTATCACAATGAGACACCAGAGGTGTTGTCTCGCTGCTATCAGAGCGTCATCCACCAAACCTACAAGGACATTACCCACTTCATGGTGGCAGATGGCTCACCCAATGAGCTACCCTTGCAAATTCAGCAGATGAGTGTGCCCAAGTGTGCTGACTTTGGTGACACGCCCCGTGGGGTAGCCTCTGCGGTAGCCTGGGCACAGGGCTATGACGCTATTGCTTACTTGGATGCCGACTGCTGGTATGAGCCTAACCACATCGCCACGATGGTAGGGGTGTTGAAGGAAAGCGGCAGTGACATCGTGACTTGCCCACGAAACCTCTACAGGCTGGATGGGTCATTCATGGCTGTAGATTCTGAGTCTGACGGTAAGGCATTCAACGACACCAACTGCTTCTTGTTTAGCCGAAAGACGTTTCCTTTGCTGGCAAGCTGGATGTTCAAGCCCTTAGAGCTGTGCATCATTGATGACCGAGTTCTGTGGCAGGTTGTCCAGCAGTCTCAGGTCAAGGTGGCTAGGTCTCTCAAACCTACGGTGAACTACACCACCACACTGGCATTTCATTACCAACAAAACAATGAGCCTATCCCTGACCACGCCAGAGTGTTGATGGACAAAGGGGATGGCATGAAGGTTTACAACTACAAGGACGTATATGCGAGCTGAGATTCACTGCCTAGCCTGGACATCTGTTGACCCTAAGATTGTCAAAGGGCATACCGATGTGTGCAAACACTTGGGGCTGACAGTCAACTACACCATCCAAAACGTTCGTCACGGTCTGTGGATGGACAACATTATGGAAAACACTGATGCTGACGTTGTGTTGTTCTTGGACATCGACTGTGTGCCTACCAACAAAGACGTTGTGGACAAAGCGATTGCATGGGTGATGCAGCACGGCACATTCATCGGGATTGCCCAAGCCAGCAACCACATTCCTCCTTACTCTCACATCTTTGCTGCGCCAGCTTTCTATGCCATCTCCAAGGCTTGTTGGGTCAAGATGAATAAGCCCACCTTCATGGAGACTGAACAGTCTGACGTAGCCGAGAACGTTAGCTATGCGGCAGAGATGATGAGGATTAACTACAAGACTTTGTACCCCACGCATTACTTCAAAGCGCCAGCAGAAGGCATCTGGAAGCTGCACACCTATGGGGAATATGGAATTGGTACGCACTTTGAGGGCGGGATATTCCACTTGTATCAAGGTCGTATGCCACAAAATGCAGAGTTCTTTGCCCACACTTGTAAGTCAATACAAGAAGGCACATTCAATTTAGAACGCTTCAAGCCTTGTCGTCATGAATTTTGACCTGCAAAAATTTTATAAGTTCTGTTCAGAGCTAAAAATTGAGACCAAAGAAGAAGGTCTCAAGAAGATGGGTCGCCTACTGGGGACTCAAACCTATGTGATGGAAGAAATAGATAAAGGGTTGAAAGAAGATGTCCATTTCTTTGTTATTCTCAAAGGGAGGCAACTTGGAATTACGACTGTTTCACTTGCCCTCGATTTATATTGGCAATTTACTCATCCAGGATGGCAAGGGACTCTTGTTTCAGATACGGAAGAAAACAGAGATATGTTCCGTAGTACGTTGGGAATGTATCTTGATGGTCTCCCCAAAGAATACAAAATCCCCTTGGTTGCCCACAACCGAAACCAGATGGTGCTTAAAAACAGGTCAAGAATTTTTTACCAAATCGCAGGAAACAAAAGTCGCTTGGGGCAGGGTAAGGCTATTACTTACTTACATGCAACAGAAACCGCATCCTGGGGAAATGATGAAGGACTCGCCTCTCTTATAGCTTCACTTGCGGAGAAAAACCCGCAGCGTCTGTACATCTTTGAATCCACGGCGCAGGGGTTCAATATGTTCCACGATATGTACAAGACTGCCAAACGTGCCCGTACACAGAGAGCCATTTTTTGTGGCTGGTGGCGCAACGAGTATTATTCCGTTGAAGCTGACTCCAAAGAGTACAAGGTGTACTGGGATGGCAAGCTCAAGTCAGAAGAAAAAGAGTGGGTCAAGGAAATCAAAAAGCTGTACGGCGTTGAAATCAATTCACGCCAGATGGCTTGGTGGCGCTGGAAGATGGCAGAGGGCATCAAGGATGAAACCCTGATGTATCAAGAATTCCCACCCACGGAGGATTACGCCTTCGTGATGACGGGAACATCTTTCTTTTCTAACTCTCGCTGTACGGACGCAGCGAAATCAGCAAAGAGCATGGGCTATGAATGTTACAGGTATGCCTTCGGACAACTCTTCCAAGACACAGAGTGTTTGCCTTCTTCAGACAGGCTGGCAACGCTCAGAATCTGGCAACAACCCGTTGACACTGCTTACTACGTTATTGGTGCAGACCCAGCATACGGAAGCTCAGATTGGGCAGACCGATTCTGCATCCAGGTGTTTCGTGTTTATGCAGACGGTCTTGACCAAGTGGCAGAGTTTGCAACCTCGGAACTCAACACCTACCAATTTGCGTGGGTCATCGCCCACCTTGCAGGTGCATATAAAAACTCGACGCTGAACTTAGAAGTCAACGGTCCAGGTCAGGCGGTCATCAACGAGCTGCGTAACCTAAAACGCTTGGCATCCGCTATGGATGGCAAGATTGCTACCGACATGATGGATGTGTTGGGGTCAATGCAAAACTACATCTGGCGACGTAACGACACGATGGGCGGTCTGTCTAACTCCATCGGCTTCTTGACTACCTCATCATCTAAAGAGCGTATGTTGTCTTACATGAAAGACTACTTTGAACGCAACATGATGGGCATCTTCAGCATGGAATTGCTAGAAGAGATGAAAGGCATTGTGCGTGAAGACGGGTTCATTGGCGCACCTGGGCGGGGTAAGGATGACCGTGTGATTGCAACAGCACTGGCGACCATTGCGTGGGCAGAGCAAGTGCAACCTCGCTTGATTGCTATGCGTCTGTCCCGTCAAATTTCACTTAAACAAGACGAATACACCCCTGAACAGATTGCAGTGGGCAAAAACGTATCCAACTACTTGAAAGCAATTGGCGTTTATGGTGGCAAAGATGGAAGACCTATCTAAACAAGAACTTAAAAAAGAACTCAAACGGTTTTTGATGGACAAAGACAGAGGCATCTCTATCAAAAATTTCTGCGAGTTGGCGGGTATTTCCGAGCGTTTGTTCTTGTACGTCATCAAAGAAGAGCGTTACCCAATGAGCGAAGACACGCAGCGAGGTTTAAACAGGGCTTACAAACACTGGAAACAGGGGCGCATTCGGGTTATGAAGAAACACACGAACGAGACTTACCCTGATTACAGGAAAGAAGCTGTCCAGCCACTAATCCCTACAAGTAAGTTAGTGCTTACTAACGAGGGGTTTAAGGTGCAAAACAAGCCTATCAACAGGCATGATTACAAGAATTTTGGCAATATTTTGTGTGAAGACTAACTAAGAGGGGTGAAAAATGGGTGTTTTGAAAGATTATTGTTGTTCAGAGCATGGAATCTTTGAATCTATGGAGGCAAAGTGTCCTATCAAGTTTTGTAAGGGCGATTTATCCGTGGTTTTCTTAAAACCAGTGGCTATGAAGTCCGACAAGACTAAAGCGACGGACAAAAATTTAAAACAATTGGCGATGGAGTTTGATATGACCGACATCAAGTCCACAAAAGCAGGTGAACACCAAACTGGCTACTTAAAACGCAAAAATAAGCTCTCTGACAAAGAATTTGAGCAAGCAACAGAGGCTTTGAATCACAATAACAAGATGCAAGAAGAAAAATTGGTCCAAGAGCGCCTATCTGGTGCAATGTGGGGCAATGGTGGTAATATTAATTTGCAATCCGTCATGAACGGGCAATTCAAGCCAGTAAAAGACGAATCTGTTAGCGTTTTGCCAAGAAGTGTTGGACAATTTGTGCCACCCAAGCCAGGTGCAGGTACTCAAATTGACCATGAAGGCTTGAAGATAAACAGTAATGCGGAGTAGAAATGAAAATACCAAAGGGGATGCTAGACAGAGATGAGTTCTATCGGGACATCATCTACAAGTGCGAAGTCTCTTTGAACTCACGCAAAGTTGACTACGCCTCCTTGCGTAACTGGTATCTCTTTGGTAACGGTCCTGACGAAGCGCCAGCACTGTACAACAAAATTTTCCCGCACTTAGACCAAGTAACGTCGTTCTTGTACTCGGCAGAGACCACCCGATTCTCAATCAATTTGGGTGCGTCTATCCCCGACAACGAACACCGCAAGATTCCCGTGCTGACAAAAGCCCTCAACAATGAGTGGCTCAATAGCAACGCTGACCAAGTTTTTTCTACCGCCACCACATGGGCGCTGGTGTACGGCACAACCTACGTCAAGATGATTATGCAAAACGGGATTCACCCGTACATGGTCGAGCCTGGTTGTGTCGGCGTGTTGCGTGAGGACATTACCTACACAGACCGACAAGAAGCCCTGATTCAAAAATATTACATCACCAAGTCTGAGCTGTACACCCGTCTGTATAGCCATCCGAATCGGGACAAAATTATTCAGCGCATGAACTCCATGCCGCATGAACGCACAGAGATTGCCAACGGACTTGAACGCATCATCATCTCTCAATCCAACCCAACCATTTATGGTAACGTGAACTTGGACTTGGCTGGTGGCAACCGCTACAAAGCAGAAGTGTCAGAGGACACCGTGGAGATGACTGAGCTGTGGCTCTGGGATGATGACTCACAAGATTACCGTGTGGTCACAAAGGCAGACCCAGACATCATCATCTACGAACGTTCTGGCGAAGAGATGTTCATCAAAGGTGAGTTGCCGTTTATTCAGATTTGCCCTAACCCGCTGTACGACTACTACTGGGGTGCAAGCGAAGTTCAACGCTTGATTTACTTGCAACAGTTGCGTAACCGCCGCATGACGGAGATTCTTGACTTGCTGTCCAAACAAGTGTCTCCACCCACGGCGTTGATTGGCTTTACGGGCATCTTGGATGAGAAAAATTTTGCGCTTAACCGTGCAGGTGGTTTGCTCTCCACCGATATGCCTAATGCCAAGGTAGAAAAGTTAGCGCCCACTATGCCGCCAGACTTGTTTGCTGAGTTGCGTGAAATTGACGCTATGTTTGAAGAAGCATCTGGCGTTGGCAACGTGCTGCAAGGTAAAGGCGAAGCAGGTGTACGTTCAGCAGGACACGCATCCCAGTTAGCCCGTCTGGGGTCATCACGAGTAAAAAAACGGGCACTTATCATCGAAGATTCGTTGGAAAAGTTGGCTACCTTGTATCTCAAGGCTATGCAGCTCTACGACGATACGCATTTCAAAGATACGCACGGTGTGCCGTTCATTGCCGAACAATTCACCAAAGAATTCACTGTCAAAGTGGATGGACACTCCAACAGCCCCATCTTTACGGAAGACACCCGCACACTGGCATTCAACTTGCTCAAAGCAGGGGCTATCGACAAGAAATCTCTGCTTGATTTGATTGAGCCGCCAATGAAAGAGGAGCTGATTGAGCGCTTGAAGATGATGGAAGCCAAGCAAGCCGCCCAACCACAACCTCCCGCTGGCGAACACAAAAAAGGGCACAAAACCCCTGAACACAAGGAGTCGTGATGGCTACTAAAAACGTCGGTGGACCTCAAACGCAACCCAAAGCTGACCAACCACGGGTTAGTTCTGAAACTTTACGCAAAGAATCTTCTGGACCTGGATTGACACAGCGCACAACAGGTGTTAGAAACACGGCTGGGGGTAGAACTCAGAGAAACTACGCCAGAACGTAAGGACTTCATCATGATGCACAGATACGGTAAAAAAGGTCGCAAGACCCGTCGCTGATTTCTCGAAAGAGAATAGGGTATGGTTTCTCCCCTTGAAGAGAAACTGCTGTTTAAGGAGTTGCCATGCGTAAAGCTCGTAAACACAAACGCAAGTAATTGCGTTTAACGACTTCGGGGGAGTAGTCGATATCCACTCCCCCACCTATTGACAACTGGTTTGTAAGTGGTTACAAACTAGCCCCAAGGAGTAAACATGAGTGTTCCGCAAGACAAATTGATGGAGTTGATGAAAGGTAGCCGTTCGGCTGGCGTACCAATGCCCGACGCACCACCTCCAGGAGCAAATTTGTCTGATGCTGAAGTGCCCCCAATGGGTTCTCCAATGTCTACTCCAGAGCCTAAGATGGGTTCTAAAGAAGCAGCAAAAATTAACTTGGGGATGGCGCAAGACTTGCTAGAGCAATCTTTGCCAGCACTGGGTTCGGATAGCGAAGAAGGTCGTGCGGCTTTGTCAGCTATCAGCGCTATCAACAAAGTTCTTGGCTCTAAAAAAGGGAAAGTCAACGAACTTCAGCAGTCAGAGATTTTGCAGATGTTGCAAACGTTGCCTCAAGCGGGTGGCGGTACACCAGAAGGCAAAGCAATGGCTGCTGCTCCAATCCCTGGTATGCCTCCTGCTGGCGGTATGCCTCCCCCACCTGGCGGTATGCCTCCAGGTATGCCACCTTCCCCAATGTAAACAGGAGTAATCATGGACTTGTTCAAACCTCGTGGTAATTCACAACCCCGTCGCCCTACTGACAACAACCAAAAAAATGGCGTGGTGGTTAACACCCCCCGTTATTCACAACTTGGTGGTTTGTCTGCTGCGGCAAAAGCTGCATTCGGCGGCATGAAGGTTGAAAAACCTGCTGACGGCAAAAAAGTCATTTAATACGATAAGAGGGTAACAAAATGTCTTTAGAAAATCTTTCCTTAGAAGCCCGTGACGAGTTGGCATCCTTGATGCAGACTCTGGCTGATTCTCCCGATACACGGGAGGACATCTTGCGTTTGACTAAAAAAGTTAAACCCAACTTAAACATTCCTGAAATTGATTTGAAAGATAGGACCAACCAAGAGTTGGACAAAATCCGTCAGGAAAATGAATCTTTGCGTAACGAGTTTCGTACCCGTGATGCACAAGCCGAGTTGGACAAACGTCGCAAATCACTGGTGAAAAAAGGTTTGGTTTCATCTGAGGATGAGATTGATGCGGTGGAAAAAGTGATGTTGGAGAAAAAAATCTCTGACCACGAAACCGCCGCTGAATATCATCGCTTCATGAAAGAAGCTGCGAAGCCAACCCCTACTGGATACAATCCTTCCGCAATTCGAGGACTCAACCTCCAACAATTCTGGAAAGACCCACGGGGTGCAGCGCAGCAAGAGGCAGTTAAGGCTTTCCAAGATTTGCGTAAGCCACAACGCCCAATCGGTTTGTAAAAAGAGGGTGCAATTTTGTCAGGGCAGCAATGCCTACTTTGAGGAGCTAATATGGCTATAGGTGGTGGTATTCTGCCCCAGACAGGTAGTTCGCAATTTACGGAGTTAACGTACGTTACCCGTAGAGCGTTCATTCCTAAACTGGTTGTGCAGTTGTATAACAGCACACCCTTGATGGCAGCGTTGATTGCAAACAGTCAACAAGCCAGCGGTGGTGTTTCTTCTGTAACTGTCCCCGTTCAGGGCGCTCAGTTCGTTAACGCTCAGTGGTCTGACTACAGCGGCTCGTTCGCTCAACCGTCAGTCCAACAAGGTGCGTACAACGCTGAGTACGACTTGAAGTTGATGATTTCTCCCGTGCCGTTCCTCGGTATGGAAGGTGTCGCACAACAAGACGCTGCAATCATTCCTTTGATTGAAGCTCGTATGAACGACGCAACCAACGTGATGATGGATGCAATGGCTACCGCCTTGTATAACAACACCACAAACAACCAACAGTTCATCGGCTTGCCCGCTGCTGTGGATGACGGTACTGGTGGCGCAACTTACCAAACCACTTACGGTAACATCAACCGTAACACATACTCTTGGTGGCAATCCAAGGTGTATAACGCTGGTAACGTTAACCCAACTCGTCAAAACATTCTCCAGTACATTTCTGGTACTGTTAAACGTGGCGCTGAAATGCCATCGTTTGGCGTGTGCGGTTTTGGTACTTGGACTCTGTTGGCTCAAGACTTTGTGGGTCAAGAGCAATACGTTATCACCCCAGGCTCTGGCTTTGACGGTGACAACAATGGTCCTCAAGCCGCTTTCCGTGCTTTGATGGTCGCTGGTGTGCCAATCTATCCAGACCCATACTGCCCAGAAGGTACTGTGTACTTCCTGAACACTAACTACTTGTCGTTGTACATCCACGAACAAGGCTCGTTTGTGTTTACTGGATTTGAATCAACACTTCCCAACTGGCAAATTGGTTATGTGGGTGCTGTTCTTATGATTGCTGAATTGGTGTCTGTGAAGCCCAAGTCAATGTCTAAGATTAACAACTACAACTACTTGTCACTGTAAGGAGAAAAAATCATGTCATTAGCACTGAACAAAATCATCCTTGCAAATGCAAACGCAAACACGCCTGGTGCGTATTTCCAGTTTGCTAACTTGACAGTTACAACCGTCGGTAACGTTGTTCCCGCTGGTTTGTACCTTGTTCCTCCCACTGCGAACGTCACTATCAACATGACTTCTGGTGTCAACGCCACAACTGGCAACATCACATCTGTTGGTCCATTGTTGGCAAATAACACTGGCGGCGTGATTGTGTCTGACGGCGTGAACGTGTTTGCAAACGCTGCAACCGCCAATACAACTATCCAAGTTTTGACAGTTGACGGTGGTATCAACGTTTCTGGCACTTACAACGCATCTTAAGGAGCAATAATGGCTAATCCCGATTCAGTCAGTCAGTATTATCTCGATTCGTTTGGGAATGGTCGTATTGGTCAAGGTCCGTTGGCGAATTTGTCTGCCGCTGCTAACGCAGTGGTGACAATTCCCATCTTGAGTGGCGGTTTAACCAACAGCGGAAACCTTACTGGTTCAGGTGCTGTGATTGTTCGTCGAGTAACAGTCAACGCACCTACTGGTAATGTTTCTAGCGCAAACGTCTCGATTACGACAAGTAACGATGGCAACCTGTCTAACGCAGTGGTGTCTCCCGTTATCTTGGCTAACGTGACAGCGGTTAACCGTTATCAAGACTTGACTATTGCTCAACCATATCTGTCTAACACGACAGTCTCTGGTTCTGTTACTCAGGCTTTGTATGTCAACGTGCATACTGGCTCTAGCAACAGCAACACAGTAAATTTCCAAATTTACGGCGACGTTGTGTCTTTCTGATGGAAAACGTATTTGTAATTAATCGTGGCAACACCGAATTAACCATCGGTTATGACGGTGTTGTCTACGAATTCAAAAAGAACGTTCCCGTTGAGATTCCTCTGGACGGGGCTGTCAAACTGTTTGGTTACAAACTACAAGACAGAGAACATATTTTGGTTCGGCATGGGTGGATTAACACTCATGCGGAGCTTGAAGAAAGTTTGAAAAAGCTGGACCAGTTTGTAATAACAACTGAGAAGCCTCAACAAGACAGCTCGTTACCCTCGGCTGTTGGCGTAGTACCCCTGCGGATTGAAAAATCCGCTGGGGGAAAGTTCCATCAAAAACGGGTAGCATAACAATGGATGCTTCATGCCAGCGCTCAATGACTACCTCTATCAAGTCGAAAATTTGTTGCATGACTCAAACAATGTCTTTTGGTCGCAAAGTCAGCTAACAAATTACATCAACGAGGCTAGAGAGCGCCTTGTAAGGGACACGGGTTGCCTAAGAACAATTCAAAATACCCAAACTCCCATTGCATCTTCCAACCCATATCTGGGTACAAACAACAACACAACTCCTGCATCCACTTGGACAGCTAACACGGCTGTAACTGCGGGTCAGTATGTGTTCAGCAACATCTATATTTATCAGTACCAAACATCGGGAACATCTGGCAGCACAGCGCCAGCATATCCCACGGGTACAAACATTTTCCCGCCTACAACGTCTTTTGCAGACGGTACTGCTACCCTGCAATACGTCCAAAACGCTGAAATTATCCCGTTTGCGGCACTGCCTGACGGAATTCAGACCATAGACATCTTGGGTATCAATTTGTACTGGGGCAACAGTCGCATTCCTATGCGTTATTTGCCCTGGTCAGACTTCACGGCTCAATTGCGTTACTGGCAAAATTACGTTGGTCGCCCTATTTGTTTCTCTGTGTACGGTCAGCAGCAGTTCTACATTGCGCCTGTGCCCGACCAATCGTATTACATTGAGTTGGATACGGTGATTTTGCCTTCTCCATTGGTTTTGACTTCTCCTACTGCCACTGACTCAATTCTTGACCCGTACAGCACGGCTGTGCAGTATTACGCTGCTTACAAAGCCAAGTTTTACGAACAATCCTACGGCGAAGCAGAGATTTTTAAACAAGAGTACAACAAGCACGTTCTCAACATCCTGAATTCAACGTATACACGACGTATTCCTAACCCCTATAGCAGTGGAGGTTAAGAATGGCATCAGCAGAGCAAAAGAAAAGCTATGCGGTCATCAAACAATTCAAGGGAATTGATACCAAAGCCAACCGCACGGCTATTGAGAAAGATGAGTTTTACTGGCTAGAAAATGCCATGCCTATTGGCTCTGGCAACTTGCGTATCACGCCACAATCGGCATACGTCACAAATTCTGCCAACGCAACCGTGGTGTTTTCTAACACCGTGACCTATTTGACATCTGTCAATGTGCAAGATGACTACATCATTGCTTCTGAAACAGATGGTCGGATGGAATATTTTGACTTGGGAACAAAAGCGTTTGGTAACGTTGCCCCCTCTGGCACGTTTTCTGCATCTGGCGTTAGCGCAACGCAGTACCAAAACACCAATATGTTCATTGGAGACCCTACTAACGGTCTCTATGAATGGGATGGCGGCAATTTGGTGTCTATTGGCTCTGTAGCGGTCATTGGCATCACAAACCCAGGCTCTGGGTACTCATCTGCTCCCAACGTCAAAATTTCAGCGCCCAATCAGACCAACGGCGTTCAAGCAACGGCTGTGGCGACCATCACATCCAACGTTGTCACGGCAATTAGCCTGACAAACACGGGTAGCGGGTACACATCTCAACCGACAGTGACCATCACGGGCGGTGGTGGTACGGGTGCAGCGGCTATTGCCCAGTTGACCACGTTCAAAACGGGCACAGTGGCGGTGCAAGTGACCAACGGCGGGTTTGGATATGGTGCAAACGGCACGTTTTATGTGACTTTCTCTGGTGGCGGCGGTTCTGGGGCAAATGCCACGGCAATCGTGTCTGGAAACGCTGTCACGCAGGTCATCATGAACAATCCTGGCTCTGGCTATACGTCAGCGCCTACTGTGAGCTTTGCAAACGGCTATTCTGGCAACGTAACGGCGAATGCAACCGCTACAGCGGTGGTCAACACCAACGGAATTGTGGACGTTGCAACCTTTTCAGGGCGTGTTTGGGTGGCTGCTGGGCGTACTGTTTACGCTTCTAGCGCTGTTTCCCCCACTGACTTCAGCTCTGTGTCTGCTGTGGCGTTCAATTTGTCAGATTCAACGCTGCACGGCAACATTCAAGCCCTGCTGTCGGCTAACAACTTCTTGTACATCTTTGGCGACGATAGCATCAACGTTTTCTCTAACCTGCAAGTGACTTCCACGGGCAGCACGGTGTTCACCAACACCAACGTTTCTGCTTCTATCGGTTCTAAACGCATTTACGCCATCTTCCCGTACTTCCGTTCTGTGCTTTTTATGAACGATTACGGGGTGTACGCCCTTGTCGGGTCTACAACCACCAAAATATCAGACCCTCTGGACGGGATTTTCCCTTACATTGACTTTACAAAGCCAATTACGGCGGGGCAGACGCTGCTCAACAACATTTTGTGTGCGGTGTTTAACTTTTACGTCAGTCCGTCGTGTCCTTACGGGTTTGGCGGTGATAGATACATCCAAGCGGTGTTTTTTGACAAGAAATGGTTTATCACAAGCCAAGTGCAACCGATTCAGTACGTCACATCTGCGCCAGTGTCAGGAAAAATTAACTTGTACGGCACAGATACAAGCCGCCAGTTGAATCAGTTGTACTCAAATACGTCCAGCAACATCAACAGTTACATTCAAACGGCTTTGCAGGATATGGGCGACCCTATTCGCACCAAACAAGCCTTAAAATTTGCTGTAGAAGCCACTTTGGTGGCGGCTGGTACGTTCAACATTACAGTTGACAGTGAGAGTGGTTCTAGTCCAATATACACCTTGTCAAACGGCTCGGTTGCTTGGTACAACAATTCTGGTCAATCGGTAATTTGGACTAACAATTCTGGTGCAACCATTGGATGGCAAGCAGAAACTGGGTACTTTTTGTACAAGTCTGATGCACAACAGTACGGTAAATATTTGGGTCTAACAATGACATCAAGTAACCCCGCATTTACCGTCAATACGTTTGAATTTGAACATGAATTGAGAGTGAGGTTCTAAATGTCTGGTGTACCGTATACATTTGCAAATGCGTCAACGTCTATCCCACTTACTCAGTTGGATAGCAACTTTCAAACGCCTGTAACCATTGGTAATGCGTCTGTTGCTTTGGGCAACACCATCACAACCATTGGTAATGTGACCCTGGCAAACGCCACTATTAGCGGAAGTTCACTGAACAACTCTAATGCGGCAAACGTCACCATCACAAACTACACAGAAACCTACGCTACTGCCACGGGTAACGTGACTATTGCACTGGGTAACGGTACTTTTTACGAAGTGACCACTAACAACGCCACAACAATTACGTTGCCTAACAGTGTGCAAGGTAAGAGTTTTACGGTGATTGTTTCCTACAACGGCGCAAACACGGTGTCGTGGACGGGTGGTTCTACGCTCAAGTGGGCGGGTAACTCTACGCCTACGCCAACGTCTGTGAATGGCAAATACGACATTTTTAACTTCTACCAAGACGGTACGAACACCTACGGTAGTATTTTTGGGCAGAACTATTAATGTTTAGCGCAGCAAAAACAGCCGCAACAAGTTCTGGTGGCTACACACTTAACCGCAGCTTGCGGTTTCGTTCGTCTGCGTCTGCTTATTTGAATCGGACAGTCAATACAGGAGTTAACCAGTACACCTACACATTTAGCTGTTGGCTTAAACGTGGCGCACTGACATCTGGTTATTTCGGGATTCTTGGCTCTGGTATTTCAGCGGGTGGTGTGTACGATGAAAATCTACGTTTTGACCAGACAAACGACACTCTGACGTTTGTATTGGGTAATGGATACGGAACGGTTTTTACCACCAACCAAGTGTTCCGAGACCCGTCTGCTTGGTATCACATTGTGCTTGCCGTAGATACAACGCAAGCCACCTCATCTAATCGCGTTAAGCTGTATATCAATGGGGCGCAGGTTTCATCGTTTTCGACAATCTCATATCCATCACAAAATGCTTACGGTGTAATGCAGACGGCAACGCGACCCATTGTTTTGGGCGCGTACATGAATACGACATCTGTGGTCGGGTATAACGACTGTTATTTGGCTGAATGTATTTATGTTGACGGTCAGCAATTAACAGCAGCGTCTTTTGGTTCAAACAACCCCACAACAGGTGTCTGGCAAGCTGCCAAATACACAGGAACTTTTGGCACCGCTGGATGGTATCTGAACTTCAACAACAATGCGTCCACTACAACGCTTGGCTACGATACGTCTGGCAACAGCAACAACTGGACAACCAACAATATCTCTCTGACTGCTGGCTCTACATACGACAGCATGACAGATGTGCCAACGCTGACGAGTGCGACTGTTGCAAACTATGCTGTGTTAAACGCTGTTTCTACTGCTATGACTATGGCAGATGGCAATTTAAAATGGACAGGTTCGGGCAGTACGGCTCGAAATGTTGAAGCGTCAATTGCAATGACAACGGGTAAATTTTATTGGGAATTTACAACGGTAAATAGCACTGGCGGTGGTGGTAATTTAGGTTGTGGCGTGTCTAACAATTTAGCTATGCCAGCAACTGTTGAGCCTGGAAATAACGCATATGGATGGGAATTACTCACAAGTGGTTCAACAACCACTATGTATAAAAATAACAGTGGCTCAGTTACTTCTTACAGCACTTATACGGCAGGAGATGTTTGGGGTATTGCTCTTGACGTTGACGCTGGAAAACTTTGGTTTAGCAAAAACGGAACTTGGGTTGCTGGTGGTAATCCAGCAAGCGGTACAACTCCTGATTACACAGGACTTACTGGACCTTTGATACCTTACGGATATGGTTACAACACAGGTGATGTGGGCATTATCAATTTCGGTCAACGTCCATTCGCCTACACCCCACCCACAGGCTTCGTGGCGCTGAACACATACAACTTGCCAACGCCATCAATCAGCAATGGTGCGAACTACATGGCTGCTACTACTTATACGGGTAATGGTTCTACTCAAAGTATTACAAATACAGTAAATGGTATATCGTTTAAGCCTGATTTATTTTGGGCTAAATCCAGAAGCAGTTCTGGAACTCATTCTTTAACTGATTCTGTTCGTGGTGTTAATTCTCAATTATTTAGCAATTTAACAAATGCAGAAGGTACACAAACAGACCAGGTTACCGCATTTAATTCAAATGGTGTTTCTTTAGGAGCAAATGCGTCTGGTACTGGAAGTACAAACGTAAACACAGTTACTTACGTTGGTTGGCAATGGCTTGCAGGAGCAGGAACATCATCCTCTAACACTAACGGCTCTATAACATCTACTGTGAGTGTGAATGCTACGGCTGGATTTAGCGTGGTGACGTATACGGGTAATGGAACAGGTGGAGCAACCATTGGTCATGGGCTTGGCGTAGCACCACAATTCATAGCGGTAAAAAGTAGGTCTGCTGTTAATGATTGGTTGAACTATCATGTCAGTCTTGGAAATACCCAATATCTAAACCTTGATTTGACAAGTGCTGCCGCAACAAGTTCGGCTGCTTGGAATAACACATCTCCAACGTCTACTGTATTTAGTGTTGGAACTGGGCCAAGTGTAAACAGTAATGGGGTAACTTATGTTGCTTACTGTTGGGCTGCTGTAGCAGGATTCAGCAAGTTTGGGTCATACACGGGCAACGGGTCTACTGATGGTCCGTTTGTGTATTGCGGGTTTAGACCACGGTTTATTTTGATTAAATGTTCAAGCAATAGTTCAACCAATTGGATTATTCTTGACACATCAAGGGACATTTACAACTTGGCTGGTCAATCTCTTGAGCCAAACTTGTCTGCTGCTGAATACACTCCTGCATCAAGCGGTTATCCATGTGACATATTGTCAAACGGATTTAAATGGAGAGATGGCGGTTCTCAATCCGACAACTACAGTGGTTATACGTACATCTACGCAGCCTTTGCCGAAAACCCATTCAAAAATTCTCTAGCGAGGTAACTAATGTTTTTACTAAACGGACAACCACTCAGCCCCGACAATGCTTTTGAGCACAACGGTGTGCAATATCCATCCAACTGGTTGCGTCTTTCAACGCTTGCGGAGAAAGAAGCCATCGGCATCACTGAAGTTGCAGACCCAGAGCCATACGATGACCGTTTCTATTGGAGTATCAACAACCCTAAAGATTTGACTCAGCTAAAAGCTACATGGACTCAGTGGGTCAATGACACGGCTTGGTTGCTGTTGCAAAAGACTGATTACATGGATTTTCGTCATCTGTCTGACAACGCCTACACAGCGCCAGCAGATTGGGTGACATGGCGAGCTTCTATTCGTACAACGGCTAAGTCAGCTAAAGAAGCTATTGCAGCCGCTACAGACGTTTTCAGCTTGCAGACAGCCATTGCTGTAAATTGGGCGTTAGACCCAGTTGCTGCTGCTGCGGGAGTTAAATCATGAGTGTAAGCGCACCTTTTGCCCCTAGCGGCAACACAGTGGTCATCTCAGCCGCTACAACAGCGCCAGCGCCCGTTCAGGTGACTTCTACCACATTGGGTAGCAACCAGTACCGAATCATCAATAGCGGCACTGTGACCGTTATTCTTGGGTTTGGTCAGACATCTAATCTGGCATCGTCAGGCGGTGTTGTGCCCGTCACAACCCAAAACAACTGTTTGCCTTTGTTGCCAGGTACAGATGAAATCATCACGTTTGCCCCCAACGCCTATTTCACGGCTAACGCAACCACGGGCACAGCAACCATTTACATCACGCCAGGTGACGGAGATTAATCATGCTAAAGACGGTAAGTAGTGCAAGTGGAGGTAGTTCTGGCTTTCCAATAACGCTGGGCAACACAGTTGTTGCCGCTGGCAGCACTATTACGACTTTAGGAAATTTGACGCTCAACAACGTCACTATTAACGGCACAACAGAGAACAACGTTCAGTTCAGCAACGTCAACGTCATCAGCGGAAACATTGCAAACGTCGCAATTGCAAACGCTACTATCACGGGCGGCACAGTTGTTTCTAACTTGACAGGCTCAACCATTCCCGCTGCAAACGTGACGGGTTTGGGCACTATGGCAACTGAAAATGCCAATGCGGTAGCTATTACAGGCGGGACAATTGGTAACGTTACTTACAGCAACGTGACTGTTATTAGCGGTACAGAAGGCAACGTAACTTATAGCAACGTCACAATTAATAGCGGTAATGCAACGCTAAACAAAGTAACCGCAAACAACGTTATCTCAACTGGAAACATTGCAGCTAACGTTGGAGCTGGAGCATTTTCTTATGGCAATTTGTCTTATACCGACACGGGTATTGTTGCGTCTTACGCCAACAACGTTAACAACTACATTCAAATTGTCATGCAAAACACTAACAACGGTAACGCCGCTTCTAGTGACTTTGCTCTTGTAAACGACACAGGCTCTGCTTACGGTGACTTTGGTATCACTTCCAGCACTTTCTCAGGGTCTGGTCGGTTTTACAACGCCAACGTGGTGTATTTGTACGGCGGTTCTGTTGACCTCGTTGTTGGGACACTGGGGGCTAATGCCACGCACTTTGTTGCCAATAATTCAGCAACAGATGCGATGACCTTGAACGCAAACAACACGGTCACAATCAACACTCTCAATCAGCCAACGTCTTCTAACGCCACGTTTGCCACGGCAAGTTTGCCTCTTGTACCCGCTGGATACATCACGGTTAACTTGAACGGAACAAACGTAAAAATCCCTTA